ATCAATACCTAATTTACGCAATTCAAATACTACACGCCCAGCAATTTCACGGGTATAGGAGTATTCCCTTAACCTGCCATCTGGAGAACACTTACCCGGAGTATTACTACCGTGACCGTTATCAATCAATATTTTCATATCTTTCCTCTTTATCTAGTTCGTTTTCGATTCTATCAATAATTCCTTGTACATGTGTAGGCGTAGCCCGCTTAAATTCAAAACGTATTACATGGTAAATTATACGAAACCCTTTGTTTCTAGGATAAGCAATAATCAGATTCTTAAATGCGTTCTGAAGATATACATAAGAAAATACATACGTAATAGTCTTAATAACTAACAATGAGTTCTCACCGTCTCCTATCAAGCTCATAAAGGAGAAGACTACTTCAATGATTATAAGATAGAGGAGAAGTTCGACCAAGGCATTTTTAAACTTATCCCACTTAAAGTTTTTACAACGTATAATTGAAACACCATCAGCCCTCATTCCGCACCAAATATTAAATCCAAACATTACAACTAATGCTATAAGAAAACCTTTAGTCGGCGTTAAATAAGCAAGAAGAGAACTGAACATCGAAACGAAAATAATTCGTATCTGGTCTACATTAAATAACTCATATAACCATCTCATAATATTAATCATAAAGTTACTACCAATATTGAAAACACAGTAATCAGCCCAGGAAGCAAAACAGTAGCTAATGCGTCAAGCCAATCAAAGATGAACCCGCACTTTTTCTGAATGTACTCAACCACTATTGCGGCAATGGCGGTTGTCGTTAAAGAAACAATAGCAGATTTACAGAAATCAATGCCTAATAGAAGGAAACAGAAAATAAGCATTACAACAAAGACGAACATCCCGGCTTTGACGTGTGCCGGTCGGTTAGATTGCAAAAGCCAATCATACAATACTTTTATACCCATACTCATAGCGTTTAATTATTAATAAAATATTCTGTATGGAACAAATGTATTGAGTATAATAACGAGTTTTACAAAAATGGAAAATCTTGGAAATCAATTCTATGATAAATATCTATAAAACAAGACATTATAATTTTCACTTTTTCCATAAATAAAAAAGGGATGCTTGATAAGCACCCCTAAACAACCAACAGATTGAACTATTAATCCGTAAACATATACACGGAAAGATCAACCTTTTCTATTTCGTCTGAAATTGTATCTCCATACATTGTTAGACACACCCGATAACGGTCAATACTTCTTTGAATCTGTTGCAAGGTAGGTTTCTCGGGATATTCCGAACTGGCAAAAGTTACCAGTTCTTCACCATTCTCACTGGTACCAACCACCCGGAAGTGATGACGTACAATCCAAGTTCCGTCCGGCTGTTGCTCGATAGGCTTAGCAATCCCACGCGGTAAGATATTTTTTTGATCCATGTTTTTTGATATGTTTAATTAGTTGTTTTCTATGGTTATATTTATTCTTCAATACAAACTTTTCAAAATGTCCTTCGATATAAACATATTCCCACCATTCAGGAAGTAACATCGCTGCAATTTTACGACGGATATTGTACGTTGCAAAGTGTTTCATCAGGCCATAATAAGAGTTCATTGTACTCACAAACTTCTCAACATACGCTTCTGCAAATCCATTTTCAGCTATTCTATTAAATTTCCTGACAGCGTTATATGTGTTACCAACCACCCTGTTAGATACATAAATTCTACCCGGCAAAATGAACGCCCCAACAAACAAGACTCCTTTCTTATAATGCTGAAGATACAGCTTGCGTGGATGCAACCGTAAAAGGAGTTGTTCTTTCAGGAAACCATCAAGAAGATGGACTTTGGACAATATTTCTTCCGGTGATTTCACTACGATACAAAAGTCATCAACAAAGCGTACATAATACATGAATCCCAATATTTCCATCACGAAATAATCATATACAGACGCCAGAAAGTTGGCTATGAGTTGCGACGGCAGGTTCCCGATAGCCACTCCCCTGTCAGGGTCATTATGAAACAGACTTTTATTACTGGGAAGTTTGTCCCACATGGAGACGGGAGAGCGTCTGATACACTTATTTTGTGGACAATGAAAGATAGTAACGGCTAGAAGGTAAAGCAAACATTCAATATCATCACCTTTATAATTGTCCCTTACGAATATGTTCAGCATTTCCCATACCAACGATTTCGAGATAGACATGAAGAAACTGAACAGGTCATCTTTGAAAATGTACGCATCGGCAGTATAATGCTCACTGACCTCGACTATCATGTTATTCAGATAGTGCACGGCAGACAAGCATCCCTCACCCTTCCGGCAGTTCTTGGAGACGTTTCCTTGTTCCCGGAAGCGTTCCTCTAAGATCGGCTCGATACGAAGAGCGATCCAGTGATGGACAACACGATCAATGAAAGCGGCGGCAAAAACCTCCCGATATACCGGGTAAGTCCGTATGAATACTTTTGAAAAGTCCGGTACATATTCACCGTAAATAATAGAATACCATAGCCGCACCAATGCGGACTGATAATCATTATAGAACTCAACACAATCCGTACTCGTTCTTTTCTGTCTGGCACAATCTTCGGATGCTTCGAAAATACTGCTAAGAAGTATGTCATAGATTATATTACCTGTTGCGGCGAGGGGACGAACCCGGTTCGCGTTCTGGCGGTTGTTCGTGTTGACGTTGCCGTTGTTGAAGTTCACGTTCCAACTGCTGGAAGCCGTTGCATCCGCTATCTTAGTCTTTCCCGGCTCATCACCGGGGGGATGCCCAATAAATAATTCTAATTGCTCACTCATAATCCCCTTGGCGATTATGACTCCGGCTTTGCGACTTGTTGCGATCCGTTAGCTTTTTGCCGTTGGAGATCTGCAACCGTTTTTTTGTACCAGCCGGTACTTTGCTTACCGATGCTCTCTGCAAGCAGACAGATTTCGGCAGTTTGAGTCAGGCTGGTCAAATGTCGTTCTTCACACACTCTTAGCAGTAATTTCAATGCATCAAACTCACACAAAAACTTCATCAGATAATCTGCACGGTGCTCAAGGTTCATATCTGTATTTGCATAACGGATATATTCGCAACAATGGACGGCAAGCATCATCAACTCCGTACCAAATTCATACCGGAACGCCTTGGGGAATTGTTGCCGGGCATCAATGATAAGGTTCAGAAGCTTATACATCGAATTTGATATAGGAAGGTCTTGTGTAAGTGCCATGTTAATTTTTTGATATTTTAATGTATGTATTAGAGGGCGCAAAGTTAATAACTGTAAAGCAATTAACACAATTTTAGCACAAAAAAGTGAATCTGAAAAGCCCCTACCGGGGCTTTTATTTAGCTAACTCTCTAAGGGATAAAGAATTAAAGGGATAAAGTGTTTATTGCGGCGAGGGGACGAACCCGGCTCGCGCCCTGGCGGTAGTACGCGCTGACGCTGCCGGTGTAGAAGAACACGCCCCAACTGCTGGAAGCGTCATATTCGGTACTAGACCAATACCAGTCGTTTGTAAATATATTTTGATTGCCAAGCATAGAAGTTATGAGCTCATTGATTTCGGTTTTATACTTGGCCATAAGCATAAGTTCACCCAATGCGGGCAGGTTCCACACGGTTGTATCTTCAATTCCGTCAGATTCAAGCGTACAGGCTTTATAGGCTCTGGCAACTTCGGCGGCAGGGGCGCCGACAGTTCCCTGGGTGTCCTTGACGCCTGCAAGGGTTTCTATTATAACATCGGTATTTTCCTTGCCGTCGAAGGTATCATAGAGTCCTTGGTTACCACTGCCGTAGTTTTTCAGGCCGCGTAGGTCAGTTCCGTAGCCACCCCATTTGAACGTTTTATTGCCGCCTGCGTCAACGCAGTCGCTTTTGGCGATAATGAACTGGTGGCATTCGGCGCGAAGTCGGATGCCGATACGGATATACTTGGAGCGATTATTCGCGCTCATGGAGTTCCATTCGGAAGCCGTGAAAAAGACTTGTTCACCGTCTTCAATCCGGAGCGTAGCCAAAGAAAGGTCAAGAAGCGTACCTGACCATTGCATATATTTGGCGATGTCGCTTGCGGGGGTGTTTTCATTCACGGTTGTAAAACCTATTGATTTTAAGGCTTCTATCTGGTCTTGTTTATTCAAGCGCAGAAGCATGGCGTTGGCGATATTTTTATCCATTTTATTGTATAATATTAAGTTAATACTATTCGGAAGCAACAGCTCTCACATGAAGAAGGGCTGAATTTTTGTTTTGATTCGTAATACGCCCGGTATTCAGTTCGAACGCCCAGGCGGAGTTAGTATCCCAAATTGTTGATGACCAGTAGTATTTATCAGTCATCAGCATACTGTCACTACTCCAAAAGGTACGCATCATCTCATTGATTTTATCCCGGTAGCGGTACATCAGAAGCATTTGGCCAGATGAAGGAAGGAACCAGTTGGATTCATCCTCGATACCGTCACTTTCCAAAGTGTAGGCACGGTATGCACGGGCGGCTTCGGCAGCCGGCGCACCGATTACACCGCTATTGTTTTGGTCTTTCAGGCCAGTGATAATCAGGTCGGTATCTTCCTCACCCGTGAAGCAGCCGTACATGGCACCCAGTCCTTTTTGGTTCAGGCCGTCTATGGCTTTACCCTGACCGCCCCAATAGAAGGTAGTAGTCATATCGGCATTATAGCACTCCTGGGCGGCGATTACGAAGGAGTGTCCATGGGCACGGATACGAAGCCCGCGTTTGATATACAGTTGCTTATTAGCGAGCGTAAGGGAGTTCCATTCGGCAGCAGTAAAGTATGCCTTGGAGTTATCCGAAATACGATTACAGGCAAGATGCAGATCAAGCAGACCGGCGGCCCACTTGATACATTGTCCAAATTCAGATGCGCGGGAATTCTCGGTGACATCCGAGAAGCCCACGGCGTTCAGTGCTGCCACTTGTGCCTGTTTATTCAAGCGAAGCAGCGTTGCGCTTTGTTCATTCGTCATAGTTACTTGTTGATTAAATCATTAATATCCATATTGTCTTCAGCGAAGCGTTCGAGATATTCTTCGTAGGTTTCGCCGTTATAATATTCAAGGACTTCATTGATGTTGTCCAGCGTTACGTTATCGTAGTACGGTTCTCCGCCATAAGACTCATTATTGAACCAGTTGATCAGGTCGATGTAGGCATCTATGACGGTAAGGATGACAAGGCCGTCGATACCGGATTCAAGGGATTCGATTTCATCCGTTTCACGGATAACTGTCAGTTCATACGTGCCGTTGACTACCGGTTTATCCTGTCTGTTGCCGTCCTCATCCATACCGGCGACTCCATATTCGAGAATGGCAAGAAGCTCGGAGCCGTCAGCCTTCAGTGTCATGTTCGAGATACGGAGCATGGAAAGTTTACGGGATGCCGTTTGTGAAGCGAGGACGTCACGGAGCATCTGAATGGCGTCAAGTTTAGGCGACGTTTCAAGACGCAGGCGTTGGACGTTCGGCATGGATTCTATTTGCAGGCCGGACGGGGCGGAAAGACCTGTATAGGTCAGTTCAGGAAGACCGACAAAACGGAGGCTTGTCATTGTTGGTGGAAGAGAGATGTCATTAATCGGAGAAGTCTCTGCAAGAGTGATGTTCTCCAGTTTGCTACCGGACGCATTGATATGGGCGATACGTGGGCATTTGTCGGTGACGAGCGTAGCGATTTGTGTGTTCCGGATATCGAGTGATACGAGGAAGGGCATTTCGCCGCAGTTCAGCGAGGTAAGCGGTGCGTAAGAACCGATGGATTGTTCTGTATGGGTGTCAGAGCCCAAGATAAGGGTTTCCACAAGTTGCATGGCGGAGAAGCTCACCGTACTTGACAGGGAGATTTCAGACAGGTCGAGCAGCTTCATGCGGTCAGCCTGATAGATATACAGCAAGGCGCCTTCCTCATGTGAGAAGTTGGTGAATACATATTCTTCGCCCGCTTCAAGGAAGCAGCTTTCGGAAAGGTTGCCGCTAGCGTCATTGCCGACACCGAAGTAACCGTTTTTAGCAGCGACAATCCGGATGGTGGCGTTTGATTTGGAAGATACGCGCCCGGAAATTACACCGCTGAAGAAATCACCGGTTTGGAAATAGCCGTCACGAATACGCCAACGTCTTTCGATGAAAGACGGAAGGGCGGTAAGTCCAAGACCTTGCAGGGCATAGAAGTAAATAGCATCAGAGGTGGCGGTATAGGAGATGTATTTCCGTTCACCGTCGTAAGAACTAACCAGTTTCTGCCATTTTTTGAGCCGTTTGTCAATGAAGAAATGCGTAGCTCCTTCGGGTGAGAACGGGTGCAGGGTGACGCCGTCAATGGTCGCCTGAACGTTACGCATGGCGGCGGCAACGGTACGCAGGGAGAGTTCCGTACCGGATGAGTCAGTCCACACTACTTGCTGGAGATAGATGTTATTAAACAGAACGGAGCCGTAGCCAGCATAAGGGTTAGTGAATGTTTCATCGCTCGTCCGGTTGGGGTCCACCTCGGCGTCAACCGTGCAACCACCGTCGTTGTCCTTGCTATTGAGCGTATCGCAGTCATAGATTTTATTCAGGTACATGCGCATGGCATCCTCGGAGCTGTACACACCGTCTGTTACGGAAGCATACTCTTCCAAGAACCACATCGGCTGCATATTCTTGGCGCGTTGGTCAGTGGCGGCAAGGTAGTCGGTGAAGATGTCATAACTCAAGACACTTTCTGGGCAGGCGAATTTATACAGGTTTTCCTTCCATGTTCTTTGCCAGTTCCCGCCTTTGGAGTAATCGCAGGAATCACAGAAGCGCAACCATCGGTAGAGGTTATAGGGCACTTTCTTACCCAAAGCGTAATCAATGGCGAGCTGGTCATCATCGACAAGCGATTCAAAGTAGTAAGTCCATGCCGGGAAGGTATCAGCAGAGATAGTTCCGTTATCCACGAGTTTTTGAACCCATGAGGACTTGTCCGTTTTCATGGCCATCATATCCTGAACAGAACCGACGCCCTGAAACCAGTCCATACCTTGGTAGTTAAGAAGTTCGAAACCTTCAACCGGATTCAGGACGTCACCGGTGACATTCCATTTGCCGTTTTCATACTTCATGGAACCGGACTGCTTTTTCCATGAGCTGTCCTGATACCTCATTATCCGGTACGAACTACCGCAATACAGGGAAAGCAGGTACACGCTGTCCGTATCGAGTCCGTCAGTCTGTTTGAAGCGTATCTCAATTGCGTCTAAAGTTTCGTCAGGAGTACCGAAGAACTCTATGAAGTCACCATAATTCAGGCAACCTTTGTTATAGCCGGGGGTATCTTTGAAGCCGAGGGCGAACTGTTCCCCTTTGTCTTCTTTCCAGTTGCCTTTGGCATGGAAATAGACGTTTTGCAGGCTGTCATCCTTACACCGATAGGTGGCTACCGGGTGATTGGCGGTAGAGTGGTTCATCTGCAAGTCTTCGATATGCAAGTCACCGCTGTCAAATGTTCCGTCAAATGCACGTTGGACAGGTGTCATATAGTTACCACCTAAGGCACGGTATGTAACGTTCATCATTTCACAGGCGCCGCAGTCGTTCGCATTGCCGGAATCGGAGTAATCGACTTTTACGGTAATGACATCGACCGGGATTGTATTATCACCGACCTGTACTTTGTTGATGGCAGCCAAGGCTATTGCACGGCGTCCTTCCTCCGTCGTATCGTCTGGATTAAGTAGTATGATTCGAGTGTCCTTGTTTTTGCCTTTGCTCTTGGCGAGGTAGTAGCGTTTATTCTTTACCGGGCGTTTGGCAGAGGTGGTTCCCTGGTTGCGGGTTTGGACACTCACGGCCTTGAAATTACGCCACGGGCGTTCGGGGTCAAAGTAATAGAGCGTGATGTATATCTTCGTACTAGTGGAAGTGGTGCCGTCCAGTGCTTCTATATCGGAGCCTTCATAGGGGCATTCGACAATGTAAGGCATACCGCGTGAATAGATTTCGGCAGCCGACGGGCGGCTTTGGGTACTACCCTCGGCTGTCTGGCTTTTAAGGATGTCCTCAAAGGCGTATTCCTTCACCATTACCTCTGTATCGGTCAGACGGACAAGGTAGTTCTTGAACGCCTGTGCCCATTCCATATAGGAGTTCCAGGCCATCATGTAATAAAGATACAAATCACCCAGTTTGCCGTCCATCGTTATATACTTGGTTTGAATCAGGGAGCCGCCGCCCGGAACATAACCAAGGCAGGCGACTTCCTCACCGTTGAGGAAGAGTTTCATCATGGAATACCGTGTGCCGTCACGTTCAACGTAGTTGCTTGCAGGTTCAACAACCACGGCTACGGTTATCTTTTCACCCTGTCGATAGGCGCGTTCTTCACAACGGGAAACGCCATTGTTACAGAAGATGCCGACCACCCGGCCGGTGACATAGAAGCCGGCACCGGACGTTTCGTCATAGCAGCTAAGGAGCAGGGCATCATCATCGGTCACGTTCTTGGAAGCGAAAGCGAACTGGATGGCGGCACCGTTGGATTCGATGGACGAGCCGGCAAACGGGGCATGGTTTAATGACACGCCCACATTCTCGGCTACGCGAAGGCAGTTCTCACCCAAGAATGTGCCAAAACCGTTGGTAGTCCAGTTGGCACCGTCCACTTTCATTTCATAATTACCGCTGACAATGCTATGGTCAGTTTCCTGATTGGTACGGGATGAGAAGTCAAAGTTATAGATGGCGCCTTCTTTTATGGCGGCGTCAATGGCGGAACCGCTAACTGTCACCCGGACAGGTTCGCTAGTCACGTCCTTGCATACGGCAGTATAGTTGACCGTATCGGTGCCGTCAGCCTTGTAGCCCTGCAGTTGTTGTTTGACCTGATAGGTTTTGTTACGACTGGCAGCAATTTGTGTTACCTGCACGTTATTGGCTTTCACGCTGACGGGTGAAGTCATTTCCAACGGGTCATAACAGGCAACATCAAGTTCTACGGTTTCGTACAGTCGGACTACTCCACCGTTTTTATCATCGTATCTCAAGGCAACAAGAGGTGTGGAACTATTCGGGTCAATTACCATGACAGCCGTGTAGATGACATTTCCTTTCACTCCGGATGCGACATCCGTTCCTTGGATGCGCAAGGGATAGGTGCCGTGTTCTAGGCCGAGGGAAGCAGGACGGATTACGACAGAGTGCGAGTAGTTGTCATTGACAACGGCGGTAGACAGGGATTGCCATTCACCGTTAATCTTGATGTCAACCTGGGCACTGATCCCTTTATCAGAGGTATTGTTTCCGAACTTATAGAGTGGAAGGCTGAAACTTTCAGTTGTCGGAGTAAGCAGAGTTTCAGGGGTATAGTTGAGCACCTGCACACAGGTACAGGTAATATCAACAGCTGTTACATTGACATTCTTGGAACCGGTGTTGCCGCTTTCGTCAGTGGCTATCAGCTTGAATTTCCGAGTACCGGCAGCCGTAAAGTATGTGGTGAAGTCCAGTTCAAAGGAGAAGTCCTTCATGTCACCGGAAGATGCTTTGTTGACGGTTTCAGTCCAGACGGTAAGCCCGCTTTCACGGTCTACGAGTTCCAGTTTCTCAATCAGGTTGTCAGAGGATTCGACACCGTTCGAGGTCACGGAACGAATGGCGGCAAAGGTTCGTAGCGTGGAGCCGTAAGAGCCATAGACAGGTGTCGACTGGAAAGCAATGGCAACAATGGTACCACCAGTTTGACCGCCGCCACCCGTGCCGATAGCGAACTGCACTTCATCGCCAAGGGTTTCACCGGCAGCGTTCTTCATCTGAAGTTTTACAATGCCTTCTGTTTCCACGTTTACGTCGAGGTTGGCCGGAACATAGGCATAGGCGCCACCAGTTGAAAAGGCGTCCTTTCCCCCTTCCGCCGGTTCATCGGAAGTTTCAAAAACGGAACTGCCACCACCATTCCCGAAGGGTTTCCAAAGAGAAGGGGTCGCAAAATCGGACACAGCACCCTGGAACTGCCGGGTTTCCATTTCATACTCGCCTGTTTTGTAAGTAATGATGAGACCCGTTCGCTCATATTTGACGCCAGATTCCTGTTGATAGGAGACAATGGCGGCAATAGCGGTTTCAAGGGTATAGTAGCCGTCTTTCAATGGGCGGATCTCATCAACAATGACGATGGGGTGTGTTACATCGTCAGCGGGCGTGCCGCTCTTCATATCCTCAAGGGCTTGCTTATCCTCGGCGGACAAAAGGCCGGCTTGTTCAAGGGTAGCAGAAGGCAAACGGAAGCTGTCATCCGTTTCTTTACCGGTTGTTTTGGACACTTTTTTGAAAGATACATTGAGATAGGAAGCGTCAGACAGGACGGAGAATGAATCAGGTTTGATTATGTCGGAAGGGATATTTGTCATTGCATCCTCTAAAGCCTTTCCACGGTCGCCGGGGAAGGCTTCATCTTCACTTTCCCCAAGAGACAACGGTTCAGGCAGACATTCAGAAGGAACTTTACTTTCTTCGTTCAAAGGAGCGATACCGTTCGCTTTTCCTATCCTTTCCTCAAAGTCATTTATTACAGAGGTCCATTTGCCCCATGTAACACTCTCATTGGAAACAATACCTATTCGTGAGATTGTACAAACTGTACCTAAATATACACCTTCGGCATTGTCTGACATGGTAGCCAGTTGTATACACGAAGTGAATGATTGACAAACCTTATTAAGCTCCAACCGTTCAATTTGTATATTTACAGGAATCTTAGACGAATCAACAGACAAAATACACCGATAATTCCCAATAGAAGAATCCCCGGAATACATTGTTTTTAATTTATCTTTAAAGCTACCAATAGTAGTAAAAGAGCCAATACTTTTAAATGGGTCAGTCAAAGGATTGGATTTATCAGACACTCCTGTTATACGTTTCAATAACTCGGCGTCTCCATCCGATAAATCTTTTGCAATCTTATTGACATTCTCCACTAATGCATCAAAATCACCATTCACCATTTTAGCAATGGTACTTGAAAGTAAATCAATAGATATTTTCCGACCGCCACTAACTTCAACGTACATATCTTTGGATAGCTCTGTTGTATCAGTCAGTTGCTCTATTGTAAGACTGTTTGTCTTCAACGCTTGTAACACAAGGCTAATAATCTGTTGTTTTTCTGTTTCTGTCATAATTCTCTTTTTTAATCATTTTCATATACCCATACAAGCTCAATGGTCATACCAAGATTATCTATGTCGCAATCATAGACATTATCAAGATAAAGTTGGAACTCCTTCAGAGCACCAATATCTCCACCGTTAATACCTTTCAAGACACATACACCATCCCTACTGATTACACTCCCTTCAATGAGGTTAGTATACGAATCTCCTTTATATAGTACAGCACGCAAATTTATCGAACCGTTGTCCAAATCGTTCTTTAGTCTATCCAGTCCATTAACTGTAAGTTTACCGTAACCTCTTCTACCAATATACTTGTTATCTATGTCAGTCGTCTTGATTGCAATCAAATCCCAATATGAATTTTTATCAACACCTGGGTGATGAATACTGTTGACAGTAACCATAGTATCACTATTAATAGAAACTCCAGTATTAGGAATAGCCTTAGTCATATTGATATATGCTCCGACCTCTGCAACCTCACTTTCTGAACCATACTTGATACTACGCATTCCTTCATCATCTGCTATCCTATAAGCACCGCTTTGTACACACCTCATAGCAAGCTGGTTATTCCATTCCAAAACTGGATTCATCGTTCTTACCTTCTGTAACATTTGATTGAACACAAAACTCTTCAATCCCTCTATTTGCTGGTTAAGTTCCGGAACATTACTTTCCTTTCTGGTATATCGAACACCATCAAAGTAGACGTAATTACAGCATAAGACACGATTCAATAATTCAGCAAACCACACAGGGCATCCCATCCCATTTCCAAGCGTGAATAATACTGTTGTATATTCGTGGCTGAATAGCTCAACAATATCCTCATCAGAGGTCACGAACTGCTCATTATCCACACCGAACGTCCATCCGTTATCTTTGAAACCACCAGGAACGCGAAAATCAAAAAAGTATTGCATCCCATCTATCCACCAGACAGCATCAAGACGCTGCTTATTATCTTTCATTGAATACTGAATAAGGCTGGTTTCTGATAACTCACATTCATCGTCCGTAACTTTAAAAATCTCACTCGTATTCCCATTAACTGTTACAGTATAGTATCCACATGGAAGCAATGAAATGTTATAGAAATAAAGAATCTTATCATCATTCATCTTCCATGAGCTTAATGATACAGGTGTAGATATATTACTTAAAAGATTATTAATGTAAACTATAGGCTCCTGCTCTTTGGCTGTCAAAATCAATTCAACAAAAATCCTGTCTGTACGTGCGAATAATTGCACATATTTACTCTTCGCTCCAAATTTATCGGTAGACGGAGAAAAAAACAGTGGGGTAAACGGGCTTATAATCATATTTCTAGGCTTTTGTTATTGAACGGACAAATAAATCATACTTCACTCCCTCGTTTCTCTCAACTGTACTACTCACCTCTTTGATGTAGCCCTCGTAAACTAGATCATCTTTTAAGATTTTAATCGTTTCATCATCTGTTGGTGGAATATCTTCATTATAAGTTGTGAATGAAACATCTCCACAAGTTATAATACCACTTTCAACGTTAAAATCATCTTTCATTCCTATACCATTGACAACAACATCACTATTACCGTCAGAAGAAGAATAAGATAGTTTTTTAGTGAACATACCAATATAGCCGGCATTTGCTTGCAATATGCCTCCTTGCCAATACATGGTATTAAACATCGTTTCAGGATCAAGTACACCACTTATTTCCCAACCGCTCCTTATAAGCCTATACTCTTTATATGTTTGTACTCCGCCATTATCATGTAATGTAGTACTGGCACAAACAAAAAACACATCATTGTCACTTTCACTATCCGTTGTATCTTGGCCTCTCTTTTGCGATAAGAATTCAATTCCATAAACATCAGCACGGTAAGGGCTAATCAACTCTAATACATTATCAGTTATATCAATGCCAGTAGTATATTCAGTAGTAAATCGGAATTCGTCACGACCATTCATACTTTCATAGTCCTGTTTATCATATCCTACCCTAACCAAAGAATATATTCTTGATGAATCAACCTTATACTCAAAACTAGAAAAGCTGCTATTTAAATCCTTTACATTGTTATCACTAAACAATTTGTCCCGGTGTTTAAAAAAAACAGTGACACCATTGATCACAGGCACAAAGCCAAAAACTGTTTCCATCCAGTTTTTAAACTTTGTATAAGAAGTATATAGCTTAGCTTGGGGGATTCCACGGATACTTTCAGCAGCTAATATCACGCAATTATCTAACCTTTCATCAACACCTGAAGCTATTTCACCATAGATACCTTCATTTCCACCATTCATGCTTTTAAGCAATCGGTTTAACACATCAATAGGTCTTATTGCATCCACATAGATAGGGTTAGCTCGAGAAGTAAAGCGTGTCTCAAATTTGAAATTACGAAAATAAATATTGCCAGTAGAAGCATTAACTCTGTTAAATGTTACCATCAAATCAAAAAATAAAGCCTGCCCTTTAGTCAGATGAATCTTGATGGATTCATTCAGATTACTTGGGGTAACATCCCCCTTATTATACCCCCATCTTTTCAACTCGACTAAACGACCATCTTCGTAACGCCCGCCTAGAACTATTTCAGCTTTAGTTGTATACGCATCACTATAACTGATATAGTATTCAAAACTAAAATTCAATACTATATCAATGTCGGACAAGGCTTTAACAAATACATTTGGATCATCTTTCGATTCCTGTGGTACATCATAAAACTCAAGAGGTGAATCCCGTGACGGAAGTTCACCACCAGAAATATATAAGGGAAGCGAATATGTTATAGCTTCTACATATATTCCTTTGTCAATTACAATATATTGCAAAGAAGCATCATTTTCTACAATATTACCACCTAATGTATGCGGTTGACTATAATTCATACTTACAGAATCATAATAAAGCTGATATACATCTTTTATCTCATCTACCGAATATTCGTACTGCGTTCCTTTGTTAGCCTTTATGATATTAGCGACACTATCATCTATCGAATTAATAGAAACAGTATTTCCATCATAAGTTAATGAACCGAAATCCAATCGACAACTAAAGAATTCTTCATAAGTATGAGAATTAGTTATAGTATAAACAGTGATACTAGCATTAGAAGCCAGGTATTTGCTCAAATACTCCTCCAATATGAGATCATAGGCTTCTCCCACAAACTGGAATTTTGAAGTAAAGGTTCTAGTTATTCCTTCAAGTCCGGAGCGTTTACGGGAAAACTTTATTTCATCCCAATTCTGAATACAAGATTTGGGAATATCATAGGAAATACTATCAACGGTAAGTACATATTTACAAAGCATTTTAACTCCTTTTGAACGTTCATGAGCAAATATATAGAAAAAGCCAACCGGTTTTCCGATTGGCTAAATTCTTGAAAGTCCCCCCCTTATCAAATCATCATATAATCATCTATTTATCAAAGGAATACATTATAAGAGAAGAAATTCTCATTTTAAAACTCCCTATATATAGTTATTTACTTTCAAAAGAAATATCGCCATTCGCATCACAGCTTCCTTTTTATACCGATATCTATATTAAAAAATTATCATAGCTTTCAAAAGTGAGAATATTTCATACTAGCATTCTTGTTTTCAATTTAATATTTATATCTTTGAAAAAAACAAATACAATAATCAAAATGGAACAGAAATTATCAAATGTCGATTTAATGAAGATTGCAATAGAAGAACAATCAACATGTACTTCATTTCCTAAAGTTGGAGCTGTAATAGCAAAAGACGGAATCATATTGGCAAAAGCTTTTAAGGGTGAAGAGTCCTCAAAACATGCTGAAAGAATAGCGATAGAGAAACTTGATAAATCTACTCTTAATGGAGCAACTTTAGTGACAACTCTAGAACCGTGCATAAATATAGCAAATAATCAGCCACTGCAATCCTGCACAGATTTAATCATAGAGAGTGGTATCAAAGATGTAATTATAGGAATATTAGACCCCAATGGGGCAATTTATTGCCAAGGTTATGAAAAACTACTTGAAAATAATATTAATGTTCGCTTTTTCACACCTAAACTAAGGAATAAAATTGAATCATCGACTTTTATTTATGGTGACTGTAATATTGGATATGGATCAGGTATAAGACGAGTAGCGGTAATTGGCAGTGGTAAAAATTTTGAAATAAAATTTTCTGAAAAAGATAATCGTTCCATCAAATTCAGATGGTGTACATTGCAATATGTACATGGGATCGTAGATTTAATGGGACCAAATGAATCAATTCGCAGTGCTAAAGGAGCCCAAAAATTTGAAGATATTACAGACCCTTTTGTGTTTAGAGAGCCTTCTCATTTTGCCAGAATGAAAGTTGGAGATATTGCAATTATTTCTCCAACGGATAGTACCTTTGTTATATTAATAAAGTTATTAGAGATGACTGAAACTGATATAACTTTTCAATGGCAAGTTAGAAACAGATAATAATTTAATAAATTACTGACAATCGGAAAAAATTATATAATATTTCTTTTCGATTGCCAGTAATCACTACAATAACATATAAAATTAATATTTAAGTTCTTGACATAATTGTTTTCGTCCAGAAGAAATACGACTTCTTACAGTTCCGACAGGAATGTTCAGGATTTCACTTATCTCATCATAAGAATACCCACTAGCATAATATATCACACTATCAATACAACGGGATTTTTTAGCACACCGTTGTATTGTGGAAACCAAATCATCAAACAGTATTGAATGAGCTGTACAGTTAGAAATGGCACTTCCGTCTACCATATCAAGCCCTGTAAAATGTATAAGGGAATTTCTATTGTATCTTATTATATAAGTATTCCTCATTATAATAAGGCACCACGGTTGAAGTGGTTTAGAACAATCAAATTTATCACGATTCACAAGTAGCTTATAAACTGTATCACCGGCTAAGTCTTCAGCATCTTGCATGGAACAGCAGAATTTTCTTGCCACCTTTAATATCCAAGGATATATTTCTGATAATTCCTTTTCAAAGTCCATTGTCAGCCCTCCTTATTAGGTGTATCTTCGGTTCGCCATTAATGCACCTTTCCACATATTTCCGGTGCATGATACTTTGTTCGTGCATTTCCTTAGCAGAACGCTCGATTGAACTAATAAGAGTGCCTATATCGGGGGGCAATAAGGCAATCATTTTTTTTACCTCGGACACTTCTGCTGTTATCCGATTACACTTCGTCTCTAATGTACGTAATTCTGACAATAAAACATTGTATAAATGCCTATTTATACAATGGATGCTGTTTTTTCTATTCATAAAAAAGTCGTTTGTGATTCTAAAGGAGATGTACAAACGACTGTATGAAATAATTCGCTTTAATTAAAAATTAATCGAATTACAGCATATATGTAAATACCAATATTATCATGTGCTTCTTTTTCTGAACGATATTTCAACATCGGCTTGATGAACAATATTTGCGTAGACAGCAGCATTAATTACATGGGAATCTATACTCATTTTAAAGAATGTCATTAGAAAAGCAATCTCGGCATCGAAAGAAGAACGAATTTGTTCAGGAGTAACCTTATTTCCTTTATGTTCCTCACTGCGTCTTTCCTCATTCCGTTTTTGCTCAAAAATTGCAGAATGAAGCAAATAGTCAATCTTCGATGTTACCTGTTCATCACTCATATTCCGAGAATCTACATTTAGTTGTTCCAATACCTGACGAACATCATCATAAAAGCCAAGAGAAACAAGAGTCTGACATATACGAAGGCTCAATAGTTTGGCACGTTCTTTCAGCATATCCTCCTTGTCCATTACCATAGCCTTCATATTTGAAGGATTAACAATACTTCTGTATTCAATGAGCAATTTAGATGCTATCTCTTTAAGCGTGCTCTCTGACACAAATTCGCGATCCGAAAGCAAACAAGCATAGTTTCCACATGAAAGCTCAATGAAATCATTCAATGTTATCTGATTTAATCTTTCAATCATGACTATTTCAGTTTAGATAACTTATACAGTTCAAATTCACGGTTAGAAGCATCTTGGCGTTGCATTTTTAGACTCTTCATTAAAAGGAGATTTGTTCTATCAACCCTTTTTTCTAACCGGGAATAATCATTGAAAACAATGGTGTCACCGGAAGAAGATGCAAAATATGTCGGTGAAAATGTGGGAAAGTCCCAATCCGGTATATCAAAATTAGAGATATCTACCTTATCAACATCAGGAAAGACTTGCGCACCTTTAGGAATATCAACTAAAGTTGGAGTATCAGGAGTAATCCATGCTTTTCCGGAATACATGATAACTTCATGTTTACCGGCATCACCAACCAAAGCAGCACCGCCGGGGTGCCTATCATTACCTTTAGTACCTTCTGCATAAGAAGGAATAGGAGTGGCAAGAATTGTTGCTACTTGCATAGCCCCCATCGCCCCGATAACAGCAGCCATTACAGCACCGGCAATCGGACCTAACTGGAAAGCTTCCATAATACCACGAGCTGTTGCAATTCCAGTTTCTGCAACTTGTACTCCCTTATGCCAAACAGCTTGTTTATGGGCAATCTCTTGCTTTTGTTTTTCCAACTCCTTATTCTTGGCTTCTGTCTGATCCTTTGCTGCCCGTTTACGCGCTTCCGCTTCCTCTTCGGATATAGCTCCAGACTCTGCCAGATTCTCAATTCGTTCAATATCCTCATCATACTTTTCCTCATTAGCTTCCCGCTCTTCTTCTATTTTCTGAATCTGACCATCATAAATAGAAGAGACTAAGTTTCCAATAGCTCCCACAGCTTGAGATGCAGTTTGAAGCCATTTTTTCAAGTTCTTCTGACGTTCTTTCTGTGCTTTCTCATCCGCTTTAGTAACTTTATTGATAGCATCTATTTCCGCTTCTGCTTCTTGCTGGGAAAGGTCCGCTTTCAATTTCTGTAACTGCTCTGCAATCTTTGCCCTATCCTCTGCACTCAAATTTTCGTTTCGAAGTTCCAACTCCAACGCATCAATTGCAGCTTCGGTTGTTTTACGTACATAATCTAATTTTAACTGATACTCAAGTTCTGCATACTCTTGCTGGGTTATTTCCTTAGAAGCTAACTGTTTTTTAAGAGCAAGCGTATCCATAACATATGCAGCATCCCGGATTTCCTGCTCATGCGCCGCATTCTCTGCTATTAATTGCACCTGATCGGATGCATGTCTTTCGTAAAGTTCTTGTTTCTTTTTTGCATATTTTTCGTCAATGAGAAAAACATCTTCACCAGTTTTCTCCGCTGCATCAATTTCTGCTTCACGTTGCAATTCCAACTGGTGCAATTTCAAATCAAGTTCTTCCTGGGACCCCTTTTTTACAACAGCAAGAGCGTTCTCAACATCCTTCTTCTCACGATCAGAATTATACTTAATAGTAAACTCATCTAGCTTTTCCTGCATTTCCTTAGCTAAATTCTGACGTGTAGCAATTTCCTCTTTGCTATTACCCTTGACGGCAGCAATCTTCTTCGAGTAAGCAACACCAATTTTAGCAAGTTCTTTCTCCAGTCCCTCATCCATAAGAGCTAGTTCTGACTCCTGATAAGTTTCATGAATTTTCAGCTTCTCTTTGAGAGCTTTTTCCTGTTCACGTTTTTCTTTATCAGTAAGGACTGTTATACCTGAACCATTTTTGTCGTTACCCTTTGGACGGAACTTTTCTGCAATCACATCAAGTCCACGATTAAATTCATCGCTAGATGCTATTTTGAATAAGTTTTTAGAAAATTCCAACTGAGCCTTATCCGCTTTTTCTGCTTCAGATGTGTAATAGCCAAACATTTTAGCAGCACCATTCTTTATCCAAGACATATCTTCAAACTCTGATGTTGCATATTGAGCACGAGTTTTCATCCGTTTTAAAGCTTCTCTCTCTTGGGCCGTTACTTCAATACGTTTATTTTTCATTTGAATAACAGCTTTTGTGTATGCTTGTTCCTCTGTATCACCAGCATCAATAAGCCTCTTATATTCTGCCTGAAAATCTTTTTCTACTTCCAATAACTTTTTGTTCGCATCTTTTTTTGCAAGTGTTCTAAAATTATAATCTATCTTTTCTATTTTTTCTTCAGGAGATTTCAAATCATTGGCGATACTTCTTATTTTATCAGCCATCCAATTAAGAAACTCCTTAGCAGGTCCCGTTGACTCGGAGAAAGAAAGCATAAACGCTTCCCATGCTGAAGATAAGTTAGCAAGAGCTCCATGAACATTATCTCCCATCGTGTGAGCCATATCGCCCAATTCACGTTCTACACCAGTAATCTGTTCTCTAAGTGGTAATATTTTATCAACAGCGGTGAGAAAGGCATTAAAAGCGGCAACACTACGCTTATCAGTTAATTCAAGAGTAGTATTCAAGTCTACCCCTTTTTCTTTTAGCGATTTCAATCCTTCAACTAACTCAGGCAATGTTTTAACGGGCTTACCTAACGCCTTTGCCAGCTTTCCATTACTATCAGCTAAATTTAGAAAAACATTACGAGTAGCAGTAGCAGCCATTGAAGCATCAAAGCCGGCATCCGATAATTTACCCAACAAAGCCAAAGTATCTTCAATACTGAAATTAAAGGCTTTTGCAACCGGTCCAACAATTGGTAATGCAGTAGCGAGATATGAAAACGACAATGCGCTTTTGGTTGTTGCGACAGCCATCGCAGACACATATCTTTCAGTTTCTCTTGTATCAGCATTAAACATACGAAGAGAAGCACCTGCCAATGAAGCCGCATCTGCTAATTCTGCCCCGGTAGCTTGTGCAAATTTTAGAACGTGCTCTGTTGCATCTAATATTTCTTTTCGAGTAAAACCCAGTTTAGCAAGTTCTATTTGCAAATCCGTAGCTTCGGATGCAGTGTATTTCGTTGTAGCACCCAAACGTTGAGCATCCGCAGTTAACTCCTTCACTTTATCAGAAGTGGTTCCTAATATTGCAGCAAGCCTACTATTAGCTAATTCAAATTTAACAATATCACCTACTCCTTCACGCAGTTTTGTAAATAAAGCAACAACTCCACTAACAACAGCTTGTGCACCAATATATCCAGCTGCCCACCCTTTTAAACCAGCACCAACTTTACTTAACCCAGGAGCAAGCTCTGTATTAAGCATCCTACCGGCATTCCGGGCAATAACACCCATATTCTGCATGGATTTATTACCGTTCTGTATCTCAACCCATGCAGCCTTTACTTCTTCCCGGTATGCACCGATAGTCATTTTCTGTTGACTATATCGATCGGAATTTCGCTTTATGTAATCGGTATTGATTCCGATTGTAGAATTAAGACGGGCAAGTGTACGAATATAGTTTTCATCCGTATCTTTCAAAACATCAACAGCCTTTTGCAGCTGCTTATTCATTTCCTTTGCTTGTGAACGGCTATGTACTTCCTGATTAGTCAAGATAATAGCAGTTCTGATAAGTTTTAAACGTTCTTCTTCAGATAGAACAGCTTTCTTACGAGTAGTATTACCGGCATTCTGCGCTTTTGTCAAGTTAGCTTCTGCTTTAGCAGCCTTTTCCAAGGACACAGCATTATCCGAGTTTGCTTTGGTTAGTTTCTTCAGTTCAGCAGCAGATAATTTCTCTACATTTAGCTTTTCCTCTATCTTCTTACTGACAGTTTGAGTTATTTCAGACTGTCTTCTAAGAGCTTCGGTTAATTCAGCAGATGCAGAACCAGCCGTTTTTGCTTGAGTATTATAAAGGTTACTCAACTTTTCAAGATCAGCAACACCTTCTACATTTAGTTTCAAACCTTTTGCTAATTCTTTGGCCGCATTAACATAATCAGCCCTCACACGCTCAATAGTATTATCAAGCTCCACCAATTTCTGCAAATCGTTCTCATCAACGAAATCTTTTAATTTTAAATCTGCCATAATTACAGGTAATGTCTATATTCAACAATCTTTCCTTTTATCTCAACTCCTAGTTTATCAAAAGCATAGGTACCATCTTCTTTCTGATAAACGACATACATGCAACCATCCAAGACAGCTGCTTTCTTTGCAAGATCACTGATACGTTCCAGTTCACTCTGCATCTTTTTTATTTCGCAACTACAAGCCATTTTCTACCGATATCCACATTCTGAAAAGAAACGTTCCATCCAGGGACGGAGATACATAATATTAAAGTACTCTTTAGCTGTATCACCAATGCCTAAAATCTGCTCACCGTATTTCTTCTCAATAGAACTACCGTCCGTAAATCCTTTCGTTGAGAATCGAAGCCCGGAATCAATTCTATCGGCAGTTATGCTATCATAGAAAGTACCAGTAATAAAGAGGTTAGGTACCCCAACCGGACGCGGTGGCAAATAAAGCATCTCACTTCTAAGAGGTGGAGTTATCCTCTCCTTCCATCGTTTATATTGTTCCGCACGGTTCTGCCAGGGACCGGGCTCGTTAAAATAGGTGTCAGTATCATAATCAGGATTCAATAGATGTTCAGTACCGTCCAGACCGGAATATAATTGTTCCTGAATGCAATCAACGAGTACATTCTTATGTTCTTCCATACACCTAATACATTCCTCTTCAAACTCGGATGCAATGGAATGAATAACTCTATGTAATTCATCAAAATCTGCCATACAGTAAAAATATAACGGGCCGGGCTGTAATCACACCCCAGCCCGTCGGTTACTTAGTTATCGCATCGTACACTTCCGAGAGCTTCTTCTTGCGGTCAGCTTCCTTCAGTTCCTGCCACACGACTTTAATGTGTGCATTAATAAACTCTTCCTTCGTCATGCCCTTCACAGCAACCTCGACGAACGTAACATTATCTACCTTCATGACACCTGCTCGATACCTCTGATTCCTTTTTCATACAATACAGAAGGAGCTTTCAACGAAGGAACCGCCCCGGCTTTAGGAACAATGGTAATGATACCATCCGAATATGTAGCGGAAGTTACGTTATTCATAACTTCAGCAGCACCATCAGCAATAAGACTGCCAAATTCTTCTGTACGGTCATAACCACCAACAACTTCAACTATTTTGTAAGTATTTTCGGCCTCCAACTTTTGAAACACAACATCAACCAAGCCTTTAACGAAATTCTTGGGATTGAAGTCTAACTGCACGTAGTCAAAGTGCAATTGGCTGTCTTCCACATCTTCATGTGAAAAACTAACAGTCATCGCAGACTTAGCACTACTGGTCGGGTACTGTGTCACGGTCGGGTAAACAGTAGACATCGGAATACCGGCAAGGATATCAGTGTCATCATTATAACCGATCAACATATTATCCTGATTCCAAAAGTAAACGTCCCATCCTTTATTGGCACATTTCAGAAGCTGGGCATTCAAAACCTCATCAAATTTCTTCAAAGTGAAGGTGTCTGTTTGAGCGCTAAGCCCGTTGTATTCACTTGCACCGTACCCTACAGGATTAACTTGAGGCTCTCCACCATTCTTGGCATACTCCAGGAATGGCAAAATAGGGTAAATACGCCCGGGACGGTCTGCATGGCACAATTCGAGCAACTTCTCACCTGTTATATCAGCAGGGAGTTTGACACCATGTTCTGTCAAGATAGCACCTTTGACCTTTTTCCAGTCAATGCTACAAGCAGAACTACCAGTGTTCATCCGGGAACCCTTACACGTTCTAATCTTTCTCATTTTCTTCTACAATTAAGATTATTAATTTTTATTTCCATCGAGCGTATATTTATGGCATCAATCGGCTCGCTCACAGCCTCACCGGAATCTGTATAGGCTCCGTATCTGCCATATGAATAGTTTTCTGAATAACTATGTTTCACTTTTTCGTCATAGTCGCAGTCGAACCGAGAATCTTCATATAATACTTCCAATAAACGTTTATAGATTGGCCGAAGGATATTTTTAAAAGATGTGGTTCTGCGCATCTCATTGCTCCACTCTTTACAAGAAGAACATGCTATAATTAACGAAACCTTTGCTTTTGAAAAATAATCCGCGTCACCTCTATCCTCACTAATTGGAGTGAATAGTGCAACCAATGGAAACTTCCTTTCAGACTGGGCAGAAGACTTACTGTATTCATCTAAAATATCTTTGATATATTGACTGCTACCGAAGATGTAATTCAACCTTGGGGACTTCACAACTTTAGTTCCCCCTTTCCCATTTGGATAGAGGATTTCAAGCCCTTCTGGAAGTTCCTTTACAATCTCCTCAAACAGTTCTGTTATATCTAAATCTATCATAAATTGAAAGCATTAATTGGGGTCAAAAGATTCTTGGTTATTTTCACATCGAAAGGACAATCATTCGACATAGCCCATTCAACAAACTGTTTATTCTTCTCTACCATGCTATTCCATGTGCTTACTTGTCTCTTCAAAGGAGCTACATATTCATTAGCACATTTCAAACGGACAAGCCCGGTTATTGTAGCCTGGGTGTTTGCGTCACGAAGAATATGATAAAAGACATAGTCAGCGAACGGTTCACACAGCTTCTCGCATAATACTGCATATCCGGACTGGGGGGCTTCCTTCTCTTCTGAAATATCAACTTCATCTGAAGAATCTTCCTTTTCCCGTTCAATAAGCTCCAAATAATCTGTGATAGCTTGGGAAAGAGTCACACCAACAACATTCCGGAGAAATTCGGGCTGAAATGCCTTAATATACCCATTTATCACCTCATTCACAGCAAGAGATTGGGGCGAAGGCATTTCAGCGACCGAAACATTCTCAATATGCCTGGGACCTGACATAAAATATGAAACATCAATCAACATAGCGATAGTTATTTAGAAGTCTTGCTTTTCCCGGTTTTCTTTTCATCTTCCACGGAAACGGCTTTATCATCTGTAACAGTTACCTCCTTGGCATCTTCCTCTTGCAAATCTTTTGAATCGGCAACCGGAAGATTCTTTTCATCAGAAGGCACCTGTACTTCAAGTTCTGCAATGCGAGCTTTCATTGTTTCACGCTCTTCTGTCAGTTCAACAATTGTCTTATCTTTCTCTGCAATGGATGCAGTAAGCCTGCCAATCTCTTCATTTTTCTCTGCAAGCATACATTCCAATGTCTTTCGGGCATCTTCTTCTGTAACAAGACCACATTCGGAAATAGGGATGAGTTGAATCATCCCTCTATTAATCCGAATGCGTTGCTCTTTAAGCACATTGGTTACATCCTTATCGTTACCTCTAAGTATGTAATCCATAATCCTACGCTTTAGTTATTGCAGTCTTCAATGCGGCCAAATCCCCATAAGCGAAAGCCCACGGCATATAAATCGGGAAGATAACTTCTTCTTGTGCCATCAGCACAACCTCATTGCAAAGCTTGGTCTCCACATCTTCAGCCCATTCAAGTGTCAAAGTGGTATAATCAACCAAATTTGCGGCTTGGTTAAAGTCACCCAAAAGATACTTACCTGGAAGAATACCACCATACTCGATAATCGGACGACCGGCAATATATTTCACCCCATCAACCATTTTAACGATACCAAGATTACGTCCTGTCGTATCTTTCTCTGATTCCATACCGTTAACAGTCATTGGATTAAGAATAATAGCATTCGGAAAATACTGGGCATATGTCATTGCGGCGAAAGCTGTTTTCACTACATCTTCAGAGTTGGGTTCCTCAATGTTCTTAAAGCCGGCTTCATGAACACTGAATGTCATTTTATCCGTAGCCGTTTCAGCACCGGAGAACGCGACACCAGGAATAAGGATACGACCATCTTCCATTTTCACAAGAGCGTGTGTTTTGTTCAGTTCTGTAAGAACAGCGGCGCCAGCGAACGTGATACTCATTCCATCAAGAATCAAATCCTGTGGTTCTGCAAACTCTACAATCACATCCTTATCACCGTTATATCCGGTAATAGCTTTTACAGCACCAGCGGCACCTGTAACAATGGCTGTACTAATAATCTTCTCTACAGAAGTCACCCCAGTATTATTAATAATACCAAGCAAATTCTCACCATTACCGTCACCAAACAAAATGTTCCAGTCTTCTGCCATCCAAACAGCTTCAGGAAGCATGTTCAAGATGTAGGAACGAATGTACACTCTTGATTTCAACATACGTTTTGAGATACGGATATGAGTACCAAGGCGCTTAGTTCCTGTCTGTATCTCTTTTACCTTGATACTTGATTCCGGTAAACGACCGTTCTCTGTTACAAAACGGGCATTGCGGTTGAAAGCATATACTTGCGCATAGGCGAGTTGAGGATATGCAGGATCAGCTGTCAGCGTCGTTAATACATCACGCATATGCAACTTTTTGTTGGCAACCTGAGTCACAACACGTTTCTGTTGTTGAGTAATCAACAAATCACCGGTGTAATTGTCAGTCATGGAAACGACATCTTTCAAGGAGAAGCCGTCAAATTCTCCTGATTTGCGTGTTTTTCCTTCTGCGAAATCTCTGAATTTTTCAGAATCAAGCATCTCGTTCAACTTCTCATCGAACTTGTTGATAGCATTCATAGACAAGCCCTTTTGTTTCATTTTCTCAATACTTTCTCCAAGGGTCTTTACCTGGGCAACGAGTTCTTCATTGTCTTTAACCAATTGCTGAAACTTCTCATTGTCATAGGATTTCAGCAATTTATTAATATCGTCAAACTGTTTTGATACCTCATCCGGTGATGCAATTCCTTCAAGGGACTTGTTTACTACTTCACACATCATGCCGACGATGTTTTCCATAAACGCCTTCTGTTCTGCCGGCAAGCCGTCCGTTTTCAGATTAAAATCTGATACTGTAAATTTTCTAATTGGCATAAAATTTAAATTTTAAGTTATTTATTCTCGAAACAGCTATTCAAACTCTTAAAATCGAATAAAGTGCCATTATCAGCGGCTTTAATCGTCACTTCATCGTTCCCATTTTCCCCGTCATTCTTTTCTTGAGTGTCAACAGACGGCTCATTTTTTCCGGTGGTATCTTCAGAAGTGTTTTGCAGAATAGCATTCGAACGATATACTTTTCCCCAACAGTGGGGACATCTTACATAATTCATAAGGTCTTGTAGACCCTTTTGAGAAAATTCTTTCTTTTCTGATTTGACAGAATCAATAAGAGAAATTACTTGGGTTCTAATCTCCGGAGTGAGCTTCTCCATTTCTTCCCTTACAATGTCCTGTGTTATCCATCTCTGATAATCAGCAGCATAATCTAATACCTGTTGGGCAAAGGTATGCTCTGTTTCTGCATCATAATCAAATTGATGACCACAATGAGGACATGAGACAACGGCACCACCGTTGAGGCTCTTCAGTAATAAACTTAATTCCATATCGTATCCTTTTAAACGTTCATCACTATATCCATGCTGCAAGAACGCTTTCCGAACGAAATCAACAGCCTCCTTTACCTGGTCGGCAGTAGCAGACTTAATATTCACAAGGAAAGTCTGGGGATTACTCCCCCAACTTGTCAATGTTGAATATTCCATCATACGCCATTCAAGCACTTTACAGGGATCAACAGAATCTCTTTTAATGGCCTTGACCCCAATAGAATGTTCAAGTGTTCTGCCATTCTCTGCAAACAGTTTATAATCAGCTAACGTATCACGGCCAATCTGTTTTTCAAGATTTAACTGACCGACCATAACCAAATTACCTTCTGTTTCCTTACCACTCAACGGAACACCTAACAACTGGTCTGTACGATGATTCAGGAACCAACGCATCCGACCAATATTTTCTTTCAATGTCTTATTGAATGAGCCGGGCATAGATATGTCATTTTGTGAGTCCTTCACACCGATACCATTCACCGCAACGGTAACGATACCCTTCTCATCAACATCATTTGCCTTTGTCTTGTACTGAAGGCTTTTGATTTTCTCTTCCATCTTTTTCATCTCCACTTTTAGTGTTAAAAACTCGATTTACTTTATCCAGTTCCTCATCTGACATATCAAATTTCAATTTGTCAAACAAGGGATTTTCTATCATACTTTCACCTATTTGGGCACGCCAGTCATTGAGCGTTATAAGCCCACATGAGAATTGTTCACGACAACGTTTATTTATATTTGTCTTTACGTCCTCGGATTCTTTCAATCCTTCCTGCAAACAATCAACATCAGAGAAATCACAATCCAAATAATATCCACCTCCTTCAAGACCAAGGAAAGCTGTAAAATCCTTGCAGAATTGTTTGGCCATAGGAATAACAGTTGAACAATATACGCTCTTTTCAGCAGTAGCCTGATTGCTAAATGTGGACTGGTCTTTTCGCGGAACAAGAACGGCAGGGATGCCGTATGCCCCTGCAATATTTATTGCATCAGCCAAAGTCTCTTCAAACGGCTGTAACTCTGCAATAGAAAGATTAGTACGAACAAAGTCAATGTCTGCATCTGAAATACCATAAGGTACCTGGCCCTTCCTTACACCATACTTCTCAAAATTTTGCTTCAAAAGCTGTTCCTTTTCATCGTCAGTCAACGCTATTGAACCGGTAGCATCAGTTTTCTTACTTACAATAAAGCCCAATCCACCCCGCTTTACATAAATCACATTTCTAGCTTCATATACAGCTATTAGATTTGACATTGGCTTATTTTGGGAAGCAAGACGACTTTTGGACTTCAAGAACATAGCCCCTGAATAGAACTCTGCACTTCCGTCTCTATCATGCCATATTTGGTATGGAGGAATTTCCAAACTACCATTCCAACCATACTCCAAACGATAGCTACGAATAATATCTTCTGTTTGGGCAATACCAAACAATGGCATATTCCCGTAAACAGGTTCTACAATAGTCTTATCAGAAGGTAGCACCCAATAATTATCGCAATATCTCCATTTTTCAGCTGTAGAAAAGACATCAGGCATAGCGGCACGAATAAAGCTATTCCCTGTACACAATTTATAAATATGGTGCTGATAAATCAATTCTTTCCAACGCATCAAACAATTAGGACGACTAAGTATGCCATTCATTCGTTTATTCGCCCATACTATACTGTCATCCTTAGTTTTCTTCAATTGAAAATTAGCACCTGCAATTCGCGATGCAATATAATCGATCGGGAAAAAGACTTCAGGTATCGTACTGAATAGCGTTAGATAGTTACTGCCCGCTACAATAGGACTAGTAAGGTCCTCAATGTATGCAACTGACCATTTTTCAGCCTTGCCACTTTGAGTATCTATATCCTTATTTTCAGATGAAGTAACTATTTCAACTTCACCTTTAGTCTTAGATTTCTTTCCAAATAGATTATCAAAAAAAATATTCATTGGGTTCCTTTTTGAGCAAAACTAAGTAAAAAGGAAAACCGTTTTCCAAAACACTAAAATCTTGAAATTACGAAAACATAATATCAACAATACAACATCCTTATTTTCAATCACATATAACGCAATTCAATTCAAACCTAATTTTACAACGAACTGTACTAGCCCACTCAAAACAGCACTGGCCTCTTTTGTTTCACTATCTTTATTATAGTCCATCAGATTATTCATGAAGGCAACATATTCCGTATCAGATTCTACTTTTGATGCAGAAAAAAGAATACTATTTTTCACATAATCAGATGTTGCAGCAATACGCTTATCTACATCCGGAAACTCTTTCATTACACGAATCTCCTTGTTTGTACTAGAACGGAGTTCCCGGATAAAAGGGAAATAAGCATCTGTACATTCAATTACACATGAATCAGATTCATGGGACAAAATAGAAGAACGTATATCTTCTGTTGAAGTAGTATCCATAAATACGACATCAACAACATGCCATTTATTTCCACATCTAAACGCTTGTATAAGGACAAATTTCCCATTAACATTCGGCATCACATATAGAATCTTCTTAGTGTATTTACATTCGGTATCTGGATTGAAGAAATTAATAGTGCCATTACAAGCATACAAGTTTCTTTTTCGCCGGTTACTAAACTCTATATACTGCTCACTACACAAATCCACAACGACATATCGGAACGTATCAGACAGGTGCCCGTGCTCCTCATAAGTCTGCAAGGTAGTTTTATTCTTGACCTTAGTTTTAAGAATGGCACCGTTAGCATCTTTCTGTACGCTCATGTAGTCCTCAATAGATACCGAACATGATTCGTCAATGTATATCTCTATACCGGGAACAGTACAATCAAAAATGGCATTAACAAACTCACCGGTCATGGCAACACTCGGATTCTTGTTGCCTACCTTATCTTCAATCTCGAATCCTTCTTTCTGCAATGTATCTATGAATAAGTCCATCCAAGAACGTTTTTCATCATCAATGCTATTGGCCACCTTTGTTGAGGCATCCCCGTGTAGGTAGACTTTATCACTATACCTGATATCTTTCAGATACTTGGCTACAAGTTTAGAGGACTTCTTTACTGTATTGTTAGGATTTTCGGCGCATGTCTCATGGAACTGCCAAACCTTGATACCGGTAGTGAAATCTACTTGCCAGTACGACACACTGATATATGGCAGTACGTTATTATCTACTGATATATGAATAGGCAGGTCCGGGATATATTTATGTTCACCGGAATGTTTGCCACGGTTGAACGAACCGAAGAACTCGCTACCGGTACGAATAACACCCCACTCTCCCAATGCGTACACATTGTAATAATCCGGATCGTGGACTCTATCATACTCAAAGTCGGCAACACATTGCTCATCATAGAAACCATACGTACCGTCAGGACTACCGACCACCCAAAAATTATTCAAATAGGTAGATTGGATAATAACTGTATTAGGTGCCTGTTCCTCGATTTGCTTAGTACGAAGATTAAGTATTTGCCTGGGTGCATTCTTCTTTACGGATTTGACCTTGGTAAGTTCTTTCGGCAACTCTTTGCCGGCAATGGTAACCGTCATCGGTACATCATGCCATTTATCTTTATCAATAAACTCTTTCTTTATCCAATGGCTTTCACTAATCGGGTTGAAGGTACAAATAATCTGCTGCCCTTTCTTACCACGCAAACGCTTACGTAGCTGCTTGAAATCCGGATGCTCGAACTCTGACCATTCCTCTAACTGAACTCGCTTATAGTTAGAGATACCTTTTATCTTCTCCGGATCGTCAAGACCGGAGAAATCTATCTTCGCACCATTTACCAGACATTTAATAGTATTCTGTTGAAATTTGAACAAATGGGAGATGCCAAGACCGATCGCAGCGACCTTATAATCTTCATAAATGGTTTTGAGAATAGAAGCTCCTACCTTACGCATGACAAGAGTGTTCTCACCATCCTGTAATGTCTGTATCAGTATTGTTTGTGCCACACTATACGACTTACCGGAAGATGAACCTCCATAGAGAATGATAAAACGGATAGTCTCATCATTCAAGTACTTCAATAGATAGAATCCGTTAGGATTTAGCTTCTTATAATTTATAACCATATTGTTCTAAAAGTAAGGTTTCTCCGTAGGGTGAATACCGGATTTTGCAGTTCAAATTGTTCTATTCTTCCGAATTCTCATTATCTTCAAATCCGATACGAAGTTCACCGACTTTATTTCCGTCTCCACCTTTGATGTTGACATTCTTATCGGCTTCCCATCCATTCCAGGCACCAAGCAAACGAGCGGCTTCTGTTTTACCGTTGAACTCATAGACAACTTCTCCTCTCTTATTCTGAATCTTCTTCAATGCATTGCGTGTACGCTTTGGAAGCTGCGATGGACTTTTCATCTTTACCTTACCTGTTAGCTCATCGACAATATACAAGTCATTAGGATCAGAAGTTATGATATCCATCAGCACACGTTCCACAGTCTCACGTTTAACTTCAGATTCTTTCGCCCTCTTTTCTCTTATCTCTTTTATCCTTGATGTAACCTTGATGTTCTGCATAAGGGCATGAGCATTGCGCCAAACGCTCTCCTGCTTCATCTTAGTGCAGTCGTAAGCCATCCGGTATGCTTCACTTGCGTTGCCATCAATATCAACGTAATATTGACAGAACTTCTCTTGTTTCAATGTTAATACATTCTCTCTACTCATAGCTTCAAATTATTAAATTCCTGCATGAAGAAACAATGATAGTTACTCAACATGCAGGAATAAATTAGAATGGTTGTACATTCAAAGGATTTCTATTTCTCCGCCCCCGCATTTTTTTGAGAATTATCCTCTCTCCGCATGGCGAATACCTTTTTTACTCCGTCCTCGACTGACGTATAGGACAAAGGTACTAAATAGATATCCTGGTTCACCGATTGCTCCAAATTGTCAAAATCTCGTTTTTTATTAATCAACTCTATTTCAAGCGGTTTGTAGTATTTTACTAAAGATGCAAAATACATAGTAGTCACAGGTTGGACGTTACAAATATTGATAAGCTGCCGGTTACAGCCCACCGCATAAATAAGCCCTTCGACGACATCATCTATGTAAGTGAAGCACCGGATATTCTGACCACAATTGTATAAAGACACGTTTTCCTTTTCTATCAGGAACCAGAGAAGAGTTCTTTTTCGCGGATTAGGTCCATATACATTATGCAGCCGGCACCCGGTCGCAGCCTTACAATAGATAGATGCATACTGTTCATCGAAATACTTGCTTATTCCATACATAGAAGTGGTATTCTCCGGATTCGCTGTTGACGAACTAGCATATACTAACTTCACATGATTTTGATTGCAAGCATTAGCTACTCGCATGAAAGTATCAATGTTATCCTTCCTGATTTGTTCCAGGTTTCCATTAAACACACTAGTTTGCGCCGCCAAATGGAACACACAATCAATACCCCCATTTTTCAGGAGCTCACATACTTTTGTGGCTTCAATACCAGACTTTCGATCAAGTCCTATGACTTCGACATCCCTTTTAGCTAATTCTCGGCAAAGGGCTTTACCAATAAATCCCTCACTGCCGGTTACAATCATTTTTCTCATCATCACAAAAACTAAAGGTGCATCTTGTTTAAAGACACACCTAGGTTCAACATAAAATCCTAAAGATTAAATCTTATTTTTGAAAATACTCCCTACACTTAAAACCCTTTCTAGGAGTAAAGTCTTTAAATTCACAGCTTCTAAACACCCACTTCTTATCAGCCCATCCGGCTAAATCCTTTTGCCATTGAGGAATAATTTGACGTGGATTATTCAAATCCCTATAAGGCTGGCAATGCGGTAAGAACCGACCGCCTTTGTTCTTCCAATGATTGACACGCTCAAACGATTCTTTGAAGTCACTGAGCAGGATACAATAAAAGAAGTATTCGCCTTTGTACCCGTACTTGTCAATCAAAGCTGTGGCACGCTCACATTCGGCAATCTGTCCCGGTGTGTCACAGCCGAACCGTATGCGCTTCATCCACTTTACTCTTGCCAGTAGCCGGGCGATGTCGTCTGTTACCAAGCGAGCATCTAAGCCCTGATTGAAGTCTACTCGTACGCCCATGGAGACAATCTTTTCAATCTGTTGTAATCCATAATCGGATGCAAGTACATTGTTATCCATGAGTATTACGTTCTTTCGCCCGGCAGATACTTCTTCTATATCCATGTATGGAGTTATGTTGCCTTCTTTGGCAGGAACGACACACCATTTGCAACGATTAGGACAGCCACGGGTAAGGAAGCCATAAGCCAGATTCTTATCAATATTATACAGGTTATAGTCGGGAACTATTTTATCAACTTCTACTGGAAGAACCTTGCTTATGTCATACCCTGTACCACCTTTCTCAATCTGATTGGTATTGATGTAATAGCCATAATCTGGAGTAAAGGAGAATACCTTTGCCGAATAAACTTTATCGTATGAGCACAAAGGGTTATACCATTCCACATTGTCGCCTCTTGCCTTGTGCCATGCACTTATCTTCATCAAAGCTAGATTAGGATAATTACTGTCAACTGCTAATATTCCGATGTTCATTACTGATTTGTTTTGGGGGTTATTTATTAAAGAATTTGAGAAGTCTATCGGCTTCTCTTTTATCCCTGCCAACATAAATAACATTGTTAATCTTCCGTTTACGGATAATATATGTTGGTCTATTCATTATTTCAAAGTAGGCAAGCCGATAGCTTTCTTTGAGAGAAAAAGACTTATCAGAAGGCTTTTGTCTACGACATATAAACTCTCCTTTTTTTGTATTTCTTTTCTTCATTACTAATTTTTTTTAATCATACAGCATCAAATAATAGATTCTGGCATTTATCCGATTCAGCCTGTTTGCAGTTCTTGATAGCCTCATTGAAATAGCTTTCCTTCAACTCAAAGCCTAATCCCAAACGACCTAATTTTATAGCTTGATACACTTCAGAGCCAATGCCCAAGAATGGAGTAAAAACAATATCATCTTTATTGCTCCACAGCGTTATAGCGCGTTCGATGGTATCAAGTTGTAACGGGCAAATGTGCTTCTCGTCATTTTTATCCCTTCCTTTTACACCGTTCAACGTATTAGAGTAATCTATATCCATCCAAACCGGAGAAGCGTATTTCTGCCAAGTATCAACCGAAATATCACAATGTACAGGATGTTCATGTACTCCCTCCTTGCGAAAAACCATCAAGTAATCAGGAATACCCACACGACTCATCGCAGCGTCTTTCTTAACCTGCTTATGAAGTAATCCAAGTGCCTTTGTACGTTGCATCTCTGTCACAGGATTCTTCCAGATAGTAACACGGGAATGATAGATAAATCCAACTTCGGTAAACGCTTCTAATATCATTCCAGAAAAATCACGCAACCCGATGTATCCTTCCTTTCCTTTTTGAATAGGCAAATCCATACAGTGAACAGCTACATTTCTACCACTCCACATAACCCGATATAACTCTTTAACCAAAAATTTAAAGGCTGTAAAGAACTCTTTATAATCTTTTGAATTACCCATATCCTCCAGCTTATCTGAATAGGTATACAATTCTGCGAATGGAGGCGAAAATATAGAGAATCCTACACTTTCATCGGGGACACTCTGAATGAGCTGTACGCAATCCCCTAACTGAATATTACAGTATTCGGATTGATAAGATTTCGACACGTCCATTTTGCTAAGACTTACTTTGTTATTGATATTACGATTCATCGATTCAGTCATTGACTTTTGCATATCAAGGAATGAGTTTTGTTTCTCGTCAAATGATTTGCGCACATTTTGCATTGTATCCGTAACGATCAAGTAGATATTAACTTCGTTTGTCTGACCGAACCGATAGGAACGCCGGATACCTTGATAGGTAGATTCAAAGGAGAAATCGAGTGATGCGAATATCTGATTATGGCAGTTCTGGTAATTCAATCCAAATTGAGCAATCTTTAATTTGGTAATCAATACCCGAAAATCTCCATTACCAAAACCTAATAGCCGCTCCTTCTTCACGCCTTTGTTATCGCTTCCTTTTACCTCTATCGCATCAGGTATAAGACTTCTAAGGAGTTCGCCCTCCTCATCATGCCCTATCCAAATAATGAAGTTCTCGGATGATGCGTTTACAATATCCGCAACACGTGTAATACGTTCATTGATCGTTGCCCTCAATTCTTTATGGTAGTCAGTAGCGGATACGGCAACATCGTTAAAAAGCATTCCGTTGTCTCTCTTTTCTGTATGAACGTATTCTTCGATGATATTCAGCGGTGGCAAGTCATATCCTGTACCGTCAAATCCAATATCACTCGGTTTGCTCAGCATTACAGCCCATGTAGAAACAAAGTCCCAAAACTCCTGCTTTGCGTGCCCTTTCAATCTCCAATCAGATGTAGATCCACCATCATGAACGAAATACATAGCAAGCATTTCATTACGTGTCATTATGTTTAGAAACTCGGCATGATTGCATAATTCGGTAGTGTCATTCGGCGAGGGCGTCGCGGTGCAACATAGTTTGTAAGGAGTGTCTTTGAAACTGTCAATCAATAACTGCTTAGTTTTCCCGGCAAAATTTTTCAAGATAGAGCTTTCATCAAGTACTATACCACCAAAAAGATAAGCGTCTATATTCTCCATATTATCGTAGTTGGTAATGTAAATTCCCGCTTTTAAATCTTGATCAAAAACTGTAATTCCCAACTCTATAACTTCATACCCGAATTTCGCGCCCTCTTTAATAGTCTGCCCAATAACTCCCAAAGGAGCAAGAATTAATACGGGTTTATCAATATGTTTTTGAACTTTATCAGCCCATTCGAGTTGTTGGATAGTTTTTCCCAATCCGCAATCTTCAAACATGGCAAATCGACCTGCCCTCAACGCTCGCCGTACACAATACTTTTGAAACGGGAAAAGCATATTGTTTAACTCGTTATCATTCAATTCAAAACCGCTTTCTATTACATTGGTCTGCTTCATCTTTAAAAATTCCATATATTCTTTCAT